CAGCCTCCCGCCGGTTGTCCCCTTCCACCGCCAGCATGGGGTTATTGCGCCGGATGAGGGCGCCCTGGGCCAGGAATGGGATGTCCGCCATGGGCTGATAGGCCGATCGGCCGCCAAACCCGCTCCCTCTGGAGCTGCCGGTACCGTCCAGGTCCAGGAAATTGCTGGCGTTGACCTCCTCATTTTTGCCCAGCAGCGCATTGAGCGCGGCGATCAGACCGGCCACAGCGGCCACCACGAGGGCAATGACGGCAACCCATTTGCCGAATGTAGCGACGGAGACGGCAGCCGTCGCGCCGGCGGCGGCCTGAGCGATGGCCAATGCGCCGAACGCACCCGAAACCGTGGAGATGATCCCCGCCACCGGGCCAACCGCTGCCAGCAGTCCGAGCACAGCCACAACGGCAGTTTTGCTCCCGTCGTCCAGGCCGTTGAACCACTCCAGCATGGAGGCGGCCAGGTTGACCACCATGGTCATAATGGGCTGGATCGTCTCCGCCAGGTCCGCCAGGGCCTCGGTCAGCCGCTGCTGGGACTCACGGCTGTTCACTAGATCCTGATTCTGCTGCACCCACGCCTGGTGATTTTCGGCCAGGCCCTGACTGCTGAGGACGTCCAGCATATTATTGAGGCGCTGATACTCGTCCGACGCAGCGCCCAGAGAATAGTTGACGTCATCCAGGCTGAGGCCCAGGCGCTCCACCAACTCGGCGAACTGACCGGTGGCCTGGCCGGTGCGGACCGTCTCCTGGAGGCTGTCCGCCAGAGACTCAATTTTGAGGGTGTCGGGGAACATCTCCGCCGCCCCGGCCAGGTTCTCCACCGCACGCTGCAGGTTGCTCTCCGTCACGCCCGACTGGAGCAGGTTGGACACCGCCTCAATGGCGCTGTCCGTCTCTCCGCTCACCGCGTTGAACGCACGGAACGCCTCCATGGTGGCCCCCATGCCGATCCCCGCGTTTTTGGCGTTCTGCTCCAGCATGGACAGGTCCGCCCGGAACTCCTCCGTAGCGGGAACGGTGGCCAGGGCGGCGGCGCCGATGCCGGCAATGGCGGTGGTCACCGGGGCGAACGCGCTGCTGATTTTGCCGGCGGTCTCCGACACGGCGGCCGTTTTGGCCGACAGCTGGCCCAGGGTGCTGGAGAACGATTTGAAATCCCTCTCCGCCTCCCGGGCCGCCTCGCCCGCCTCGATCAGCTCCCGCTGGAGGGCGTCGTACTGGCCCTGGTCCAGCTTGGTCCCCTGGAACTCCTTGTCCGCCTCTTTTTTCTGCCGGCGCAGCTCCTTCAGCTCCTCGCCGGTGGCCTGGAGCTGACGGTCGAATTTTTCATATTCCGCCGTGGATATCTCACCCAGGGACAGGGCCTTGTCCATTTCCTCCTTCTGCTTCCGGAGGGTCTTATAGGCGCTGTCCACCTCGCTGAGCTGCCGGAGCAGGGGTCCGTATTTGGCCGAGTAGGACTGCCCCCGGGCCAGGGCCGCGTCGGCGTCCTCGGCGGCCTTTTTCAGGGTGTCCAGCCTATCCTTCGTTCCGGTCACGGCGTCGGCAAGCAGCCGCTGCTTCTGGGCCAGCAGCTCGGTGTTGCCCGGGTCCATTTTGAGCAGGCGGTTGACGTCCTGCAGCCCGGCCTGGGTCTTTTTCAGCTGGCTGTCGGTGGCGGAGAGGGCCTTGTCCAGTTTTGTGGTGTCCCCGCCGATCTCAATCGTGATCCCTTTGATTCTGTTGCCTGCCATGCGCTCCTCCTCTCAGGGGGCGGCGTGATTTCTCACGCCCTATGTTGAAAATTTTTAGTTTGATGGGCTCCACACATTGCAACAGCATTGTGTCAGCTGTGACTGGTACGGTGATTGCATCCATGGCGAATATTTGTAATATCCGGCCAAGGAATTGACTATCATCATATTTTGTGCGGTTTGTGCCGCCTGACGCTGCAGCATCGTATTTTGATATTCCAATGCGTCTATCTGCTCCTGCGGGATTTGACACATAGTGTATTGCGGCATTGGCGTAATACACTGACATGGCTGGTACGACACATTCTGATTGATCAGCTTAGGTTTCTTTCGGCTCACCCACTCCAGTTCCCCGTCCTCGTTCAGGCGGAGTCCATCCAGTCCCCACCATAGGATGATAGTTTGGTCTACAGGCTCCTGGTGCTCCAGGATGTCAAGGGCGGCTCTCTCCATTTTGGAAAGATATTCCGACACAAAAAACTTAGATTGATAGCCCATCGAAAATTTTCGCTTGAGTGCTTCCTTTTCTTCTTCGAGTTTCTCGACTTGCTTTTGGGTTTCAATTACGAAAACGACAATCATAATTATTCCGCCCAACCAGACTATGATAGATGCAATCATGTTCCCCCATGTATACCGCCCTACATACCGCAGGGCGGCTCTTTTTTGTCGTTCAGGTTCCCGTCTTGACAATTTAGAGATACCGGTCCATATCCTCCTGGGTGGCCAGCTCTGGCCAGTCCAGGGTATCGTTGGCCGCCTCGGCGTACATCTCGTTGATCATCCCGATGGTGAGCAGCTCCAGGTCCCGCAGCGGGATGCCCAGCTGGGCGGCCCGGAGCATCAGCAGGGGTGTGGTCACCTCCCGGTCAACGGCTCTCGTTTTTTTTTTGCACACGTCCAGCGCCGCGGTGTTGCTCTCCCACAGCGCCCGGATGACGGGGAAAATGCCGTAGATGGAAAATGCGCCGAACTGCTCCAGCCACTCGTCCGGCTCCCGGGGGACCCCCTGGGGGTCGGCGTGTTTGGCCATGATGTAGGCCAGATCCTCGAACAGCTCCAGGGCCTCCAGGGGCAGGGAGACGGGCGCGCCGCCCTCCCCGTCCTGGGCCGTGTCCAAACTGGACACATTTCCCGCCCCGGCGTGCTCCATGGCGCGCTGGACGGTCCGGAAATCCTCCATGATGTCCCGCCCGAATTTGATGCGGTACAGCCGGGGGACGGCGGCTGTGGCCCGGAACCGGACCTCCCGCCCGTCAATCAGTACGGTGGTCTCCATGGGCTACACCTCCGGCTCCGCTGTGGGCAGCCATACGGATTTGTACCAGTTGTTGAATACGGCGTCCGGGGTGGTCTCCGTGGTCCGGGCGCGGACCTTGCCGTCCGCCAGGGCAATGGCGGTGAGGTTCATGGTGTCCGTCTGAGGCGTTTTGGTGCTGCCGGTTGTGGAGGCATTCTCGCCGGGCCGTGCCACCGTGCAGTTGTACATCACCCGGCGGGTGGCCTTCTGGTCCCCGTTGATTTCATACAGCAGCGCGAACGATTTCGGCTCCGCGGAGGCGTTCTCCACCAGGACATGGGCAGTGGTGTCCTCCACCTCGCCCAAAATGCTCTTGCGGAAATGGTCGGGGATCAGGGCGATCTCCAGCGTGCCGGAGTAGCCGTTATTGGCGGTTGTCACGTAGTAGGCCCCATCGTCGGCGTAAAACTCCTTCTGGTCCCCCTGGGGATCCATGGCGAGGCTCACGCCGCCGGGAATGGCCACGGGCGTGCCGAAAGAAAGCTCGCCCTCCTCACTGATGATATGGGGGGCGTAGTGGACATTTTTCAGTCCGAATTTGACTCTGTTTGCCATTGTTACACCTCGAATTCATAGCGTGTCTGATAGAGCCGCAGCTCCTCGATGTAGGTGATATCCCGCTCCCAGGGCAGCTCCGCACCGTCCAGGGCGGCCTCGATCAGGGCCATGGACCGGCTGTCCCGGCCCACGGTGTACAGCTCCACCGCCGCCCCCTCTATGACGGCATAGGCGATGTTGTCCGCCTCGAAATTATCTGTACTGGTGGACAGGTACACCCCGTAGGGCGGTTTTGGGGGATGCTCCCAGTGGTGGTATGCCCAGGGGATGCCGGTGGGGGCCAGGATGGATTTCAGGGCGTCAAATGTCATCGCCGGCCTCCTGGATAATCCTGCGGACGTCGGCCTCAAGGGTGCGCTCCGCCGCCTGATAGGCGGGACGGATGTGGGGGATACCCTCCACCCGGCCGCCGTTCGTTTTCTGGTGGCCGTTTTCCAGCAGGTGGGTGAGGTAGCCCCGCTCGGCGTTGTAGACCACGACGGACGGCTGGTCGCCCTGGACGCCGCCCCGGCTTTTTTTCAGCCGCCAGCCTTTTTTGTATGCCCCGGTTTTCACCGGGGACCTGGCCCGCACGTCCCGGAGTGCCTGTTTTCCGGCGGCCTCCACGGCCTGGGCGACGCCCTCCCGCACCTGGGCGGAGTATCCATCCAGGGCCTCCCGCACCGTGAGCGTCAGGTCTATGGGCCTGATTTTGTCAATCCCCATCCTGCTCCCCTTCCCATGCGCTGCCGTCGGTCTCCTCCAGGGTCAGCCTGGTCACCAGCAGCCCGTCGTCGTTCTCTCCCTGGGCGGCCTGCCGGATGAGATACCAGGTATCCCCGATCCGCAACCGGCTCCGGCTGGGGCCGGTCCTCCGGGTCGGTCTCGTCCCGCCGCAGGCGGTAGAATCGGGCCAGCCCCGCGTCGTGGATCACGCTGCTCACGGGGCCGCACCCCCTCTCGCCCTCTGGCTGATAATCTGGTCCAGTCGCATCCGGCGCAGGAATCGCGGCTCATCCTCACCGCTCACCCGTTTGCGGTAGAGCCATGCCGCCGTGGAGATCACCAGCTGGTCATAGTCTGCCGTGCCGTCCGGCCGCACCCCCTGCCGCTCCAGGCCGGCCGCGGATGCCTGGAGCAGCTGGGTGAGATAGTCGTCCTCCCCGGGGATGGTGCCGGTGCGCTGCAGGTCCTGCCGGAGCAGCAGCAGCCTGTCTGCGTCCGTCATGCTCAGGCCCCCTTGGTCACCGTCACGGTGTAGGTCCTGGTGCCGGTGGCGTTGGTGGCCGTGATCACCACGGTATTGCTGCCCGTCTGCCAGGTGGCGGCGTCGCCGCTGTCATGGGCGGCGCCGTTGACCGTGATGGCCACCGTGCTGCCCGCCGCCCCGGAGGCGGTGATGGTGTTGCTCGCGTTGGTCGTGCTGGCTGTGTACTCCGTTACTGTCGGGTCAAATGCCGGCGTCAGAGTCAGCGCCCCCAGCCCCAGCGATGCCAGGGACGCTGTCAAGGGTTTTCCGCATTAGCCGTGTCGGGCGGGAATGTCACGGAGGTGGTGGGGGCGGTGCCGTTGATGTTGAGGATGCCGAATGCCTCAGCAATAAGGGGAACACCGTCATAGCGTGCCGTCCCTTTAAATACGGTCTGGTCCTGAACGAACCGGAACTCCTCGCTCTGAGCGAACTGGCCGCCGGACCGCTCCGCCATCAGATACAGCTCCCCGTACCCGTAGGCGATATCCCCATCTGCCATAAATCCCTCGGTGATGATCTCCCCGCCGAGCACGGGCATGGTATTGCCCAGACCGGAGACGATAGCGCCGGCGGCGTTGACAGACAGCGCCTCCGCCATCAACATCCGTTTGGTTTTCCGGTTCATGATGTAGATCATTTCTTCGGTTGCGTAGGTATCGTCCGCCGCGCCGGTCTCCAAAATCAGCGTCTGGAATAGCGCGACGCCGCTTTTCCCGGTGATTGTCTTAATATTGCTTGTATGCAGGTCCACCCAGGGCCGGCGGTTGCTGCCCCAGTTGGTGGGCTTTGCGGTCTGCGCCAGACGGGTGACAAAACCGGTCGGCATTTTAACGCCCGTACCGTAGACGATTGATTTATCCACGCCGAGCCCGATACCCTGTCCGATTGCGTCGATGATCTCATACGCCAGGTTGAGGTCACTGTCCGCCTTAGTGGCGTTGCAGATAGCCACGAATCCCCCGATTTTGTAGCCATCCACCTCCGCCTGGCTGAATGCGATACTCAGCTCATTGAGCACCGCGCATGCCTCGGTCCAAATCGCTTCGGGAATAGTCCCCATGATATTCTGCCGCGCAGTCCCGGGAACCCGCCGCAGGCGTACATGGCGCAGCAGTTTGCTGTAGTCGTCGATGTTCCGACGCAGCAGGTCCAGGACCGAATCCGGAATGGTCAGCTCCGCGCCGGTCACTGCCCGCTGCTGGCCGATCATATCACGCACGCGGCTCAAAAATGCCCTGACGTCGTCCTGGGCC